CTCTAATGACATTGTTCCGATACCGACACGTTGGCCGATACCCACCACCAAAGCGTTCGCATCAGAACCAGATGAGGAGTACGTCACGAAATGTTTGTCGGTTTCCCACAACTTGTTCGGTGTGTAATCCTTTTGCCCACCGGTACGGGACGACATGTAAAACGATTTTGTGGTAGAACCCCAATACGTTTTCTCAATAGAGATAGCAATTTTATCTTCTTCGAGGAGGCTGTTCGCAAAGATTTCTTGTGCTTCTTGCACACGGAAGTCAATGGTAGCTGACATGATGCTGTCACCGCGACGACCTGTACGAATGTTTGTTGCTGATTCGCCACCGAACTCTGCTGGTACGCCACCCTCTAAACGTTCCTGACGTTCAAGACGGTCTATAGCGACATCTGTTTTGTAGCCTGGCTGGATTTGGTATTGCTGTAAGTCGCCACCTTTAACAACACCGACCTGTCCTGATTGTGCGTCAGCTACTTGGATGATTTCAGGGTTCTCACCAGGGCGGGCCACAAGGTACTGCTCAGGGAAAATACCGCGTTCAATCGCAATTTCTGTCAACGCCTGCAATCTTGCACGAGTGAAATACGTGGACAGCATCGCATCAAACTGGCCATGCGGTTTATCCAAGGTGATGCGTTGTGGGATAACAACGAGTGGTCGCCCGCAGCGGTTGATGACTCGTTCTAGTTCAACAATTTCCGCGCCGTTAAATTCCGGACCTGACATCCATTCTTTCTTTTCAGCCCCCAACACAGCCATCACAATCTCATCAGCGGAAATGTATTCAATGATGGTGTAACGGGTGTCTGGTCCGATACGTCCAAAACGAAGTTTTCCTGCTACCGCATAGCCGTAGTTATCCATCAACCATTTCGCTGTTTTGGTGTAGGTGAAAATGCAGTCGTCTGGTACAGGGTTGTCTGGGTCGTCTGATGGTGCAGGGAAAGTATCTAGCGGGTTGCGGATGTTCCAGCGTGGTGTCAGGTTGCGGAAGTCTGGTTTGATGACAACAGGTGAGGATGAGTATGCGAGGAGGTGTCGTGAACGGCGACGCAGTTTCATCGCCATACGGTTATCGTCCCAGATGCCGAGCATGGCTCGTTTGCGGTCACGCGCCAAATTGTTGCTTCGTTCCTGTCCTTCTTTCATTGGCGGGAAGAACGGTGCGGGCATGGTGGAGGCGACACGGGTGGACATTTGGTCTAACGCTTGTGTTGCGAGCGATGCCACATTGGATGCGGTTGCTCTATCTATTTCTTGTAAAGCGATAACTTCGCCGCCGTTGGCGTGTTCACGGATACGTCGCATCTGGTCCAAGATGGGTCCTTGTTCTTCGACCCGTGACTTGTATAGTGCGTGGATTTCTTCAACGGTGATAGACATGGTTGACAAAACTATACATCATCTGTTGAGCATGAAGGATGGCCGCCACATTCGCGGAGGTTTTTTGATGCCGGACACGTTCGGGGCGTGAAGCGCAGCGAACCATAACGCCATCACAAGGTCAGTTCCGTTCTTCTTGTCGCGATGCCATGACGTTAACTCCTCTGTTACCGCTAACGTTTTCCAGTTGCCACGCATCGTCGGGAGACGTAACGCACCCGAACGGATAAGCGGTGGAAGCAAAGCCTCAACACCCATGTTTTCGTCCAGTTTGTTGCGGGTAGTGGTGTGTGGGACGATGTTGAGGCCGTTCATGGTTTGCCATCTACGAACAAAATCGTGTGCCAACAGGAATCGTTGCGCTGCGTTGATTTCCACGATGACATGGGAGACGGGGTAGCCCATGTTGTATGCCCTGTCCACCCAATCTTCCAGCATCCCAGAGTATTCACCGGTGGAAGTGTTGTATCCAAGCAGGTCCTCAGCTGTGAGCTTGGTTCTTTCCACATCAACAACGTGGTACAGGTTCAACTCTGGCTGGTAGATGACCCAAACTAATGCCCAGAACATGGTGGGGGACGGGTCGATAGCGATGAAACTGACGCATGGCTGGGATAATCCTTGCGGAATCCACCCAGGTTGACGGTCTTGGTCGATACACCCAGGATAAAGAACACCATCCATGCCTTTTCCGCCGGTAATCCAGGTGCGGTCAATTAGTTTCCCGTCAGAATCCAAATCTTCCTGCTGATACACCACCTTAAACACGTCAGGTTTGCTGTACCGAGTGTATGAAAGGTCTTTCCAAGGTAGACGTTTCGGGTCTAACAGGGGTCCATCAGGCCATGCTGGTGCGTCAAAGCGTTTCAGTTTCTTTCGTTCCTCTGGTGTCCCCACATCCAGTTCCTCGTAATACGCTTTGTAGATGATGTGCCGGTATTTTTGGTGTTTGGTGGGTTCTATTGCGGCGATGTCGTCAGGGTTGGTGATGTCTGACCCGTCATAAATGTCGTCAATGTCGTCGTCGTAGGTTACTTTCGCTAAACAATGGGCGTACAGGTCGCCTGCACCAAGTCTTTGCCCGATAACAGCGAGAAGCCCGCCTGGGTCTACACGGGCCTCAGCCACCCCATCCCAACGCTCCAATAATTTGTCTCGTGCAACTGATTCACGGGAGTTGTCTGGGGACGATACGTCGTCAAATAGGCACATGTCTGCGCGGTGTCCAATGAATTCTGCTTCGATACCGTATGCACGGACGGTTGGTTCTTTGTTATCTAATCCGTTTCCGTCTAATTGTTCGACAACAAATTCTTCTGCTCGCCATAATGCGCCTTTGTCGGTGGGTTTGAACCTGCCGTAGTCGATAGCGAGACATCCTTTAGCGTTTTGTGCCAACCCTTTTTTGATTAACTCTGGGTCGGGTTCTAGTGGCATTGGACGTTCTAACGTTTCACGGATACGACGGGAGTACATCTTCGCCATGTTCTGAGACACCGACCCAATAAGGATACGGATAGCCCTGTTACGGCAAATAGCCCACACCGCTAAATCGTGCATCAACGTGGACTTACCAGCACCAGGCGGAACATTAATAACTACGAACTCTTTTTCTTCTGATGCTTCCAGTTCAACCAAGGTTACGGCTGCTTCGACCTGCCAAGGAGACGGGAGACGACCTAAATAGTATTCACGGAAAAACCCGAAATCTTGCAACCCTTGTTGGGCTTCTTCACATAACCGGTCATGCGGGATAGCACCAGGTAGTTCGACTGCTTCCATCCAGTCGTTATAGTCATCACGTTGACGACCACCCTGGTTACGGGTCATCTTCTTTTCTTGCACCGCAGCCAGTTCAGCGTTTGCTTTCGCAGTGTTTAACTTCTTCACCCATTTGTTTGCGGTGTTGACGTGGATACCGGCGATACGGGCAGCTTCAGTTTGGGATTTACCTGCTTGCATGGCAGCCCAAAACTTCGCTTGGTCTTGTGGTGAAACTGAACGTTTAGTCCCCAAAGGGACCCCCTAATTATTTCTTTTTCTTTGCGTTCTTATATCTGTCAAATACCATTGGCAACGGTGGACGACCAGTAGTTCCGTCAGTCCATTTATAGTTGTCCCAACGAGGAACCAAAGTACCTTTTTCGTTGCGTGTTACATAGCCAAAGATACCTTTGGAAGAAGGATTGGCTTTTTGTCTCGCACGGTCAACACGGTTAATAGACTCCGCTTTACGTACAGCTGTTCTTTCACTAGCAAGGTCGCCCGCTTTGTTTTTTGCAGCACGACCTTTTTCAACATATTTCTTAGCTTTTACCTGTTCAGGTGTTTTCTTCGCTGGAGCTTTTTTTGATTCATTCAATCGTGGTTTTGGTTGAACATCTTTTTTTGCTGGAGTCATTTTTTTCTTTGCAGCCATGTTGACAAGATAGCACACGATGATAAACTGTGTGTCAACTTGATGCGAGCATGGCCTCATAGGGGATTGCACTCTGTAGGTATTTGATACACGGGGACGTGGGTTGATGAACCCTGCAACCAAGCAATACCCACGACCGAACTTGCCCCTGTTGTGTAAGAGGTTCAAGCAGCGTGAACAACGTCAACTGTTCCAAACAAGGTGTCGGCTAAAAACTCTTAGCTACGGCCACCTCTGAAAAAGAAATTTTTTGGGAAGCGTGGGGGGAGCTATCAGCAATCTCGACATTGTTGGCTTGCTGAGGTTCTGCTACCGCCCTCGCTGACGCTCGGTTGCTACCAACTGTCGCGGGTCAACACTGCTCGCTGCGGAGATAGATGTTGCGGGTGGCATTTTTCTTTTTTTCTGTTTTTTCTTTTTGCTCTAGATGCGGGGGTGTTTGTGGCTCGGGTTTGTACCCGCCGCAACCTAGCGTTACACGGTTCAAGGTGTGGCACACCCCTTCAAGAGCCAACCACACAGAGTGGCAACCAACCACACAGCGCGACCACATACTTTCACCGCAGCAAAAGAGTGAAACCATCCGTCACGAGTTATACATACTCCCCAGGGGGGAGGCCTCGGCACATGGTGGGTTGTGTCGCAAAACGCAGATACAGAACGGAAATTACATAACGTGAGTTATGGGCGGGCATAGTTGCGTGATGCTACGCACAGGGTAGGGGTAGGGGCAGGCCGATAGAATTTTTTTCTAGTCCGGCCGTAAAGTATTCGCCTAGCGGTTCTCACTTGTTCTCATTCTTAGTGTTTCTCAGTGTGTGTCAAGTGTCACAGTGTTGGTGGTTGTGTTCTGTC